CCGCTGACCCCCGGCAGGTAATTGCCGGCCTCGAACCCTTTGTCCGACGACACCTTGTAGGGCGTGCGGTCATCCTTGGCCTTGGATATAAAATCGCGTAACACGCGCAATGCCGAAAAAAGGTTGTTGTCTGTCGGCCTGGTATTGTCACCTGTACGGATTATATCGGGGAGGGTCGGGCCTGACGCACCGGAACGTACATAGCTGTCAAGCTCCGTTATGCGGTCGTTGATGCGCTGCAACGTCCCGTGCTGTACGGCATCGCTTATCTCAAGGTCTATCCAGTAAGGGTTGTTGACCTTACGGGTCATCCTGGTTATGCGGCTGTCGCGGAACCCTTGCCCCGGGAAATACCGGCTGCTCTCCAGGCGCACGCGACGCCCGACGGCCAGGTCGATACCGGCCTCCTCGAGCCATACATGGTCGGTAGTGCCTTTGTAGACCGTCACATCCGCCCAACTGTCCTCGATATACTGTTCCACGGCCTCCGCCAGTTCCGCCTCCGCCATTGGGTAGTATTCGTCCGGCATCCTTATGTTCCAAAGGATGTAATGATCCCCGACATGGGGTACAAGCCCGTCACCAGGCTGCTGTTGTTCTCCGTTCCAAAGGTTCTTTATCTCGAATTCGCCGGTCTTGCTGTTGTAATCCACCTCGAAGTAGTGGTCGTCGCCAGTCCCGAGACCCTCGAGGTCTCCGTCCTGAAAAGACACACGCTTGGTCTCCCCCGGCAACTCGTAGGCATTGGGGTCAAACCCCATCCCTTCATCCTTGAAATAATACACAGTGTAGGGATTTCCGCTATCGTCCTTACGCTCTTCGCTTCTGACGTAGCTCACGCACCCCGTCCGGCGCGGATATATGCCGCTGAAGGCATCCTCCTCGAAATGGTCATACACACCGTAGACAGCGGTGCCGGTATCCACATATTTCTCCCCGCCGGGAAGCATCAGACGGCTGTGGCCGTAACGCGAGGGGTCGATATTGCGCGTGCTACCCACCGGGAATAGCCTTGTGAAGAACCCGGACGTGTCACCCTTCACAGGGGCAATCCCTTTAAGGCCGGCACGGTAGCCGAGACGCACGGCCTCCCCGTGCTCACACCTGCAGATATTGACGGTCTGCCCCTCGGCCCACCATTCGGCGCGTTCCCCGACCTTCCGGGCGATTTCGGCGAGTGCGGCATCACACATCATCCCGCGATAATCGATTGTGATCAGCCCGGTACCATCGACACGTCCGACCTTCCAGTCGCTGCCTCCCATTGCGGCGTTTATACAGCCTACGACCATGGCGACATGCTCACGTGCCGGTGCCGTCAGCGTGAACACCGGTTCGGTGTCGCCGTCGGTGGTTTCCAGTACCAGGAAACGTTTTATCAGGCTTTCGATGCCGTACAGGCGCAGCGAATACTTCCATTCCCCGTCGCTCACCTGCTCCGGGGCGGGGACATCCATGAGCCAGTACCTTGAACCGAAAAAATCGGCATAGTCGCCGGTCTCGAAGCCCAGGAACCCGTAATGGGTGAACGTGAGCGATAGCACGTTGTCGGCCTGCACGCCGTGCTGCTGCGTGCTGTTGTCATCCGGGGCTACAGTCCCCCTCAGGGAGCCGTCCCGTCCGTATATCTTGATTCCCATATCCTTGTTGTTTTCTAATATCGTTTGAATGGTGGTCGAACGCCTTACGAATGCCGGTCAGATTATCGGCACCGGCTCCCGGAACTTGACCCTGAACCGTGCCGCCTGCACCCCTTCGCGCCACAGATATGTCAGCGGGGAGAGCTTGCCACAGTCGGTGTACTTCACCCGCAGCCTCAGTTCAAGCTGCGGGAATTCCATATCCAGCCACCCGTCGTTCCCTTTCTTGAGGAATTGCACGAAGCCCATGTAGGCTCTGATCCATCCGGCACGCGTCGGGTTGTAGATTGCGAAACGCAGTTCCACATCACGCGGCTCGTTCGCCGGAGTGAGTGTCGCGCTGTAGCGCTCCCCGTGTTCCTCGCGCATAGATACCGCCGTATCCTTTTTGCCGCGGCTCGGCGTGAGCAGCGCCGACAGGTTCTCCATCCCCCCGCGCTTCTCCTCCGTCAGGAAAGCCCCGAAATCCTCCCATATATCACGCCCGTTTATAATGGTCAGGCCGCCGAGTATATTTCCCATATTGTTATCCATGTTGTTGTCAAACTTTTATACCGTCACGTTCGAGCCTTTCAAGAATTTCCCGGACTGCCTCAAGCTCTTTGGCACTTCGGGATGTGTTGTCCTCTATTTTCGCAAGATGCCCTTCGGCCGTAGCCATGCGTGAGGCAACATCCTCGATTCCGGCATCCATGTTGCTCCAGTGCCGAAGCCCGCTGGTGAACATACCGTCGAGCCTGGTTCCCTGGTCTTGTGTCATTGTCATAAATCCCCCGGCCTTGGCTCCTCCCTGGCTCGTGCCGCTACCGGCAGCGACCTGGTCGTAGCCAGTCACAGCCGCTATCGCATCACGTTCCCGTACGGCATCTTCAACAATCTGCCGGTACTCATCCCGCAACTGTGACATCTCACCCTCGGTCATCCCGTCCTTCATCGAATCCCCCCATTTCCGATACCATTCCTGCAGGCGGTCATAGTAAAGTTCGCCCATACGGTTCGAAAGCATGGCCTTGTAGAACATCCCTGACACGTTTTCCGCAGCGCCCTCGGCAGCGAATTCCATATCCGACAGCTTGTTCACGAAGTCGCTGTACATATTGTCGAAGGTCATCCCGGTCATTGCCTCCCGAAGACTGTCGGAAAGTTCTCCGAGCTTGCCTGCTTGTGCCATATAGTCGTTAAGCTTTTCAAGCACGCGGTCGGCATAGTTGTCAGAATCACCTGAATAGAAGAAATCACGCCACAGATTAGGCATTTTGTCGCGGAACTTGCGCATCTCCTCAGGCGACAGTGAGAATATGTCGCCATTGAAGCTCCTGCCTATAAGTTCACTGATATCCCTGATTTCGTCGTATGAGAATTTCCGGTGTGTGGCCGCCCAGCTGTGGTTGGCACTGTGGTAGCCGGCCTGCTGCATGGCCATCTCCAGATAGTTGCTGTTTACCCTTTGCTGCTGGCGGTATGCTTTCTCATAGGCATCCACGCTTTTCATGCCGCGTCCGGCTTTTATTTCGGCGGTAAGACCCTCGATTGACGCTTGCAGTTCTGTGTTCTTTTCCGTAAGTCGGTCAATGGAGGCGTTTACCTCCGCACTGTTGCCTTTATCGCCGAACCATGATGAAAATCCACCGAATGTAAGCGTATCAAAAATCTTACCGACACCTGAAATCAGTGACTTTCCGGTCTGTATCACAAAATCGCCGCTCATGACATCTGAAAGGATATTGCCGGCAGCCCCGATTACAGCATCTATCAGACCGGTCATAAAATCCGACAGACCGTCTTTGAATACATCGAGCAGGCCGGCGATCCAGCCCACTACCGGCACATTCTCCAGTTTGTCGGCGAACTTACCGAACGACTTGCCGAGATCGCCACTAAGTTTGGAGGCGCTTTTCCCCAGTTCCTTCATCCCTTCGAATGTTCCCGAGGCGCTGCCTGACGACATTTTCTGAAGGCCGCCAAGCACCCCCTCCATCCCGGATTTCAATGTCGTCGCCGTGGTGATTACCGTGCTTTTTGCCTCGGCGGCACCCTCCTTCATCGTCCTTACGTTCTCGGCCGATGCCTCGGCGTTTGCCTTGGCTGCATCAAAGGCGGCCTTGGCTGCAGCCTGTTGCAGTGGGGTACCCTGCTGCATGGCCGATTTATATTCTCCTTGAGCCCGCATGAGCAGCGAGTAGTCATCCCGGTATTTTTCCTGAGCCTCGCGCAGGGAATCCATACTCAGTTTGTAGGCATCTATATCGGCACCGAGCTGTCCGAAACTTACCGGGGAAGCTACCCCGGCCGATGTTTCCATCTGCCTTACAGCCTCTATAAGTGTGCGCTGGCTATCGTGGTCGGCATTCCTGAATTCGTCGGTATCCATATAGGCCTTCGCATCAGCCAGGACTGGAGTGATCACGTCCCGGAACATGCCGCCGAATTCCCCGAAAACCACCTGCCAGTCGATATTACTTTTGAGCTCTGCGGTGGTGACGGATGCCAGTGTACTGTCACGTTCCCGCTCAAGCGACCGGCGTTCCCCCTCGGTGGATGCCTTGCGGATCTTTTCGGCATATTCCGATGCTATCGCAAGTTTCTGTTGCTGGTAATCCCCGTATTGCCGGATATTGTCGCGCATAGCGTCAAATTCCGCCTGATAGACCTCGCCGACGGCCTTCTGCCGCAGGCGTTCGTTAAGCTCGGAGGCCTCATCCAAAGCGGCGCGTTGTTCGGTATCCAATGCCTCCCCCCGGCCTGCGGCCTTGTTGTCCTTGCGCCATGATGCCTCCTGTTTCGCAATCTCGTTCTTTCGCCTGGCATAATCGTTCTCGATCTGGCGAAGTTTTTTCGCCGTTCCCTCTTCCATGGCTTCGATGGCTCCGGCATCGTTGCGCCTCTGCAGCTCGGCAAGCTCTTGTCCAAGCTTGGTCTGTATATTGCGCTGACGCTGCGCCACGGTCTCCGACCGGTTGCCCAAGGTGAAATCCTTGCGGTTGAAAAAGCTGAGTTCCTGGTTGCGTTCTTTTTCAAGAGCAATCAGCTTTCTCTGGGCTTCAGCCTCACGGTCATAGTCCTCGTCGGTGTTGGTGGTGAGGGCATTCTTCTGCCGGATAAGATCGAGTTCGCGCTGTTGGTACGACATCTCCCGGTTGTATTTCTCACGGATCAGGCGTTCCGCCTCCCGGTTGGCCGCGGCATCCCCGCGCTGGGCCTTGAGGCGCAAATCGGAGATCCGTGTCTCCATTCGCTCCCTCTCGACACCCCACTGACGACGGTCACGGTGCAGCTGCACCTCCCCGGCCTTGATATCCGCGGTGGCTTTTGCCGCCTCATGTGCATTCAATGCCAGGTCTCTGGCCTTGCCTGCAATATCATCGACCCCCGAGGCAGCCTTAAGTATATCGCTACCCATCTGTCTGAAGGATTCACCCGCGGCATCGAAATCCAGGTTAAGGGCATTCCACAAACCTTTCCCGAAATTTGTCACTATTCCGGCAACCCCTTCTAGACGGTTGACAATATTCTCCTTGATGGCCTCCCATAAGTCGGAGACGGCCTGCTTGGGATCGGTAAATGCCTTGTAGATAGCTCTGCCGACGGCCATCACAACCTCGTTAAGCTGTCCGAGGATACCGCCCAGGTAGCCGCTTATGCGGGCGAATTCCATCTGCCCCTCGGCCGAGGAGGAGAACCAGGCGGATAGAGCCTGCAGCGCGAGCACTATGGCAGCGATTATAGCCCCGAGGGGAGTGGCGATAAACGCACGCGCCGCCCCGGTCATGCCGTTGATGCCTGAGGCTGCCGCACGCAAAGGCCCCGGCATCCCCTCCATTATGGTTTTGTACTTTTCCTGTCCCCCCAGGAGTTTGACAAGTATGGTGTCATGCCCCTGTGCCGCTCCGGCGGCCTCGTCGTGCCCTGCAGCGGCGGCCTCCCCAAGCTCGCGCTCGCGGGCGATCAGCCCTTCCAGTGCGTCACGCTCCTCGACCAGTTCGGCCTTTATTGATTCCAGCCTGCTTCGCGCCTCAAACCATTCTGTCCCAGGGGCGGCATTTTTGAATGCCTTCTCCAGCCTGACAACCTCCTTCTCTAGAGAAGCCACATGCTGTTTCTGCGCCTGCATCGAGGTTTTGACCTCCTCATAGGCAGCCTTGGCATCTGATGCAAGGTCACGGACTGACTGCCCGGCTTTTTTCAGGCCGGGTGTCAGTCTGTCACGCATAAGAATCTCTATTTCTACTGGTTTCATCCTTTCAGGTTACTTTGGAAGATGCCGGCGACTTCCGCCGCCTCGGCCTCTGCGCTCAGCCCGGAAAACCTGCTGTCGCCTCCGGACTTCCCGGCAACATAACGCGGGGCATCGCTAAGCATCATGATTAATGTCTGGTAGTTCACCTCGTGCAGTATGTGGTGCACACTCCATCCTGTGGCCTGCGCCACCTGCCAGATGAACCCGAAGGGGCTATGGGAGCCTTCCCAACGGCCTGTTAACTCCCCTCCGGAATTTGGCTCAGCCTCGGCTTCAGCGGGTTTGTCCGCTCCGCCAATCTGATAATACTCATAAAAGGGCCGGTGCCCATCATCCCGGCGAAGGCATCGGCGGCACCAAGAAGATATCGGTGTTCCACGCAGTGCCGCAGCAGCCATGCCACGGGTCTTATGAAGTGTTCCCTGACGGATCCAACGCATAACGCACATGCCACCATCTCGCTGATACGCACCCCGTGTTCTGCCATGAAGGCCATCTGCCCGCGTTGGTCAAGCCTGTCCACGCTGCCGGCATCCATCCCGGTCTCAAGATATATCCGGGCAAACCTTATCTGGCCGGAAAGGCGCGGACGTCGCAATGTCACGCGCAGTGTGATGCCGCGACGGAGGAACGGCAGCCGCAGCTCCTTCAGCGGGATTGAGACCCCCGTATCCAGAAGCGCGTCTGCCGCTTCCCGTTCTATCGCCCTTCTTTTGAAGTCATCCATGGTGTACGGATATTAGCCTTCCTGTGCTGAGGCGGCATCTTTTTGTTTCGGCAGGGAGAACCTGTCTCCATCCGTCCATTCGGTCGGCATTGCCGACGAATCGAACACACCGTAGGGGGGTACCCCTTTTTCCGCGGGTGCCGACAGTTCCAGCTCGCACTCGATTTTCGATGTCTCGGTAAGGGTCAGCTTGCCCCCGAGATTTGAAAGCAGCGTAGCATTGGGGATCAGCACGCTCTGCCCCGATACCAGTTTGAGTTCCCACGGCCCGGAAAGGGTGACGGCATCAGTCGGCGCAGTCCAGCCGACAACAGTGGTCTGGGCACCGTCTGAATAATGAAGAGTTCCGCCAAGCAGTTGCTTCAGGCTCTCGAAATTAAGCTGAATCATATCAAACTTGGGTGCAATAGTCCCGTTGGTCTGTGCTATTACAAGCACGGGGGCACCGGGAACCTGTTCGGCCTCAATCTTGGCCGCCTCTGGCTTTTTGCCGCCGAAGTCAAACGAGTTTTTGGCGATGTAGCCGACTTCGGCACCCTTATATTTTACGGCGCCGAGGCCGTACATGAAGTTACTGTTCATTCTTGTGTTATTTTGATTGTTTGATAAAACCGATTATTGCTACTGTGAGGATAATGCCACAGGCAACCCCGCTCATGTATATGCTAAAGGGGGATTTCCGAGACGCACGTTCCTCGATGACCGACTCGCGGTAATTTTCCAGTGCATCACGTGCATTGTGATAGAGTGCCTCGTAATATTCCACCTGGCGTTGCAGGCTGTCGCATGTGCCGGTGATATAGATTATGCCGTCATGATGGGTAGCCTCTACGTGCGCCCGGTCTTTGTTTTCACGGTAGGCCGCTCCCTCCGGCAGTTTAAGGAGGCTGTCCACGGATATCGCCATGTGTACCTGGCTCTCGGGAACCGTCTGCGTCGTTATCACCCTGGTCACTGCCGCAGTCGTGTCGCTCTTCGCGTAAGTCGAAGATGTCTGCTCCTGCTGGGTCTGCGTCTTTTTGGTTGTCGCGCAGCTTGAAAAGCACAGGGCAATAGTCAGCATGACGACAACCGGTAGCAGCCTCGACAGCCTTGCGTAACCGGGCCATTTCTCTCTTGGTAGAGGCCATCTCCTTTTTGGTGGCCTGCAGATCTGTTCGTGTGGCATTAAGTTCCTCTTTTAAGGGTTTGACGATGTTCTCCACCAGAATCCGGGTCGCGTTCTCAGTGTTGGTGATGCGCACGGTTTCAGCTTCAGCTCTCGCTTTCTCCGCATCGGCGTTGGCCTTGCGCACGGTGGCTTTCATGGTGGCAACTGCCACCACAAGTCCCATAAGGCCGGTGCCGAGAAGTATGTTGAGGATTTCGCTGGAGGACATCGTTGTGATTGGTTTACTGGGTTGTTACTGGTTTATACCGATTGACTTGAGCCATTTTTGAACGTCGAAGCTCGGACAGGCTTTGGCTGCGACCTCGTTATGTCCTATGATACGCACATCGGGGAAGCGGCGGTGAAAGTCCTTCACATACGCCTCCATAGCCTTGCGCTGTGCCGGAGTCCGGGTGTCTTTGGGGTTCATCGACCTGTCACAGCCGCCGGCATAGACGACATGACGGCTGACGGAGTTGTAGCCTTTGGCTCCATTGGTGACCTCCCAAGGATCGACATTGGCGTCCTCGTTGTTGTCGACAAGCCGCTCGATGGTGCCGTCAAGGTGAATAATGTCGGTATAGCCGACCTGCTTCCACCCCCTGCCGCCAGCCGACACCGGGCTAAGGTGCATCCGCCTGATGTCAGCGGCTGTCACCTCGCGCCCCTCGGGTGTCGCTGTGCAGTGCAGTACAAGATATTTCAACCGGGCCATAGCTTATTCAGTGGGAGCCTCCTTTTTGGTGAACTTGGGAGTGGCGCGGAAGTCGGCGACGATGATCTCTTCCCCGAAGGCGATGTTGGTATCAGCCTTCATGAGAATCTTGCAGAAGTAGAGTTCCGAAGCCGGTGCGTATTTGTCGATCTGGATGACGCTTTCGTCATTCTGAAGGTTGACTGCGGCGAAGAAGTTGCCATCGGCATCCGGCGAGCAAAGAGTGGCGACGATGACACCCTCGGGCCACGCAGCCACGGTTTCGATGGTGATGCCCTTGTAGCGCTTGCGGTTGACCTCTGTTTCGTTGGCGTTCTTGGCCTCGCGTTCGGTCAGCTCGTCGTCATACTTGTCGAAATCCTCGACGCTCATGATGATACGCAACGAGGGGTTGGAGCGCATGGCTTTGGGGATTCCTGCACGGACCGCTTTGAGCTTCTTCAGCATGGTGTCAGCCTTCGATACGTCGACCCACTTGTAGTCGGCGGCTTTGGCAGCCTGGGTGAGGATACCGTTCATGAGCTTGGTGTCATCCTCGCCATCGACGTATTCGCCATTGACGTAGTGGTCGCCGAGCTCGAACTGCACCTGCTTGGACAGTGCGTCGAGAAGCGCGTTCTGCGCCTCCGGGGGAAGTTGGGCGAACACGAGGTTTCCCTTGGACTGCCACTTACGCCAGATCTGCTCGAAAGCGCGGGGGTTGAACAGGGTGAAGGCCATGAAGTCGTGGGGCTCGAGGGTCTGCTCCGACCAGTTGAAGTCACCCTTGCTGTCCTCGATGACGGGGTTCTCCTTGCGTTTCTGGAGCATGCGCCCTGTCTTAAGACGTGGGATGCCGATCTTTTTCTCCACGCCGGGGATAACATGGATGAGGCCCTTTTCCACAAGCTCGTTGCTCGTGGTGGCGACGGTGAGGATTCTCTCAAGTACCTCGCCGTTGTAATTGGTGTTGTCTACTCTGATTGCCATATCTGTATGGGGTTGGTATTGTTACTTATTGAGTTTTGTGCGGATTTCGTCCATGCGGAGTTCCCACGGGCCTTTCTTGGGGAGGTCGTCCCCGGCGGGTTCGGTCTGAAGTGTGCCGCTGAGTTTCGGGGCCGGAGTGATGGCGTCGAGGGTGGCGTTGAGGGTTTCGATACCCACAGACTTGCCGAGGTCGAGGAAATGCTGCTTCTTCTCCGCCGGAATCTTTTTGGCAGCGATGGCCGCATCGACGGCGGCTGTGACCTGCGATAGTTTGAGCTGCTCGTTTTCCCTACGGATGTTCTCCACATCGTCGTTGGCGGTTTTGAGTTCCGCGAGTTTCGCGTTGACGGCCGCCTCGTCTGCCGTTTCCGGCAAGCCCAGTGTCAGGGCGAGTGTCTTTATGTCCATTTGCGGTTGGTTGTTGGTTGGTTTATGATTCAGCCTCGGAAGGGGGCAGTCACCACCCTCGCTCAGCGTTATTAACTGTCCGTCCTTGTGGAGCCGTATGGCATCGTTGTTGGCCCCGATGTCGACAAGCGACACTTCGATAAGGCGCGCCTTTGTCACTGTCGCATAGCGCTGCCCCGGCACGATAAGCTCCGCGGCTTCGCTTGTTTCTATCACCTCGAAGCCGATGCTCACCATGCGGAGCGAGCCGAAGTCCCACTGCTTCTTGCACTGGGTGGAAAGCTCGGTGGCCTCGTCGAATGCGAGCTCGCCGGTGATCTCGCCGTTCTCTTTCTTTATGTCCTTTATGAGTCCGATGGCCTTGCCGCGGTTGTGCATGTAAAGGAGAATGGGGTTGCGCTCATACTGGGTGATGTCCACGCCATCGGTCAGGACGCGGTACCCGTAGCTGTTGAGCGTGTCGTTTGTCAGTCTTACTATGTTGCCCATG